CAGGGCTTGACATCTAGGCGTTTGTATGGTATAATGGAAGTAGATAGGTTAAAGAGGGACGTAAAGGAGTTACGTGACAAAACTGCTGAGTTGATAGCACCTGGCTTTACTTATTATGAACAAGAGTTAATAAGAAGAGTGATTAAAGCTGTTCTCCCTCAAATGAGTAGTAGCACAGATATTAGTACAGCAAACGATATTCTTGATAAAACGGAGTGGTTAGATGGATGAAGAAATTTTCGTAACTACAGAATATGAGAGAAGGACGCTAAGAAAAAATCGGATTATAGTAGTTAGTGGTGATATTGATAGTGGTACTGCCCACGAATTTCTTGAGGACATCCACGTATTACTCCACGAGGAGTCAAAGGACCCAATAACTATTGTTATTGCATCACCAGGTGGTGAAGCATTCTCTGGATTTGCTATGGTAAGAGCAGTAAGACTAGCTCAAAACAGTGGTATAAAGGTTATTGGTTCAGTTCATGGTTATGCTTGTTCTATGGCTTTCTTCTTGTTACAGAGTTGTGACGAGAGGATAATGGGTAAGCTTGATGTTCTTATGGCTCACGGTATAACTACTGGTTTTACTGGTGATATGAAGAACATAGAATCAGAAACAAAGTTACTTACGTATTGGCACAGAGAGTGGGCAGATTTGGTAGCCAACAGGTGTGTTGGTGATTATACAGAGCCAGGATTTTGGTTTGAGGTATTTAGAGATAACACACCTCAGTGGTATACTGCTGAAGAATGTATAGAGATGGGAGTGGTAGATAAAGTAGATGACTCAGACTATAAAAATTAAGAAAATTCACCCTAAAGCAATAGTTCCAAAAATTGCCACCAAAGGTTCTGCTTGTTTTGATTTGTGCTCTTGTGAAGATTTTACTTTAGGTAATGGTTATTTTCGCAGAGCTAGAACTGGTCTTATCTTTGAGATACCTAAAGGGTGGCACGTAAAATTGTATAACAGAAGTGGTATGGCTGCTAGAGGTATTATTATACCTAACGCACCTGGCATTATAGATTCGGATTATAGAGGAGAGATTATTGTTATGCTTTATGGACTATTCTTAAAGAAACAAGAAATCTTCCAAATTGGTAATAGGATAGCACAGGGGGAATTAGTAAAAGGAGAACCTGTTGAGTTCAGTGTTGTGTCTAAATTGTCAGATACCGAACGTGGTTCTGGCGGGTTTGGTTCAACAGGAAAGTAAAGGAGAGGAAATGGTAAAGGAATATGAAGTCTACTTAGCTGGTAGAATAGCTAACCTTAGTTATGATGAGGCTATGGCTAGTAGAGATAAGTTAATTAAGAAATTAAATGAGGTTGGTATAAAATGTCGGACTCCAATGCGGGGTAAACAACACTTAGAGGATATGCAGAAACTTACTGCTGATGCTTTTAAGAATGGTCTCACCATAAATGAAGTAATTCAGAGAGACATCAGTGATGTTGAGAAAGTTAATGCTGTAGTAGTGTTAACTGGTGATGATGCTAGTTGGGGCACCGCAGGAGAGTTCTATTGGGCAACATGGCTCTCTCACACACCAACGTTAGTAATAGCAAAAAATTATGTTGGTGGTTGGTTGGAGCGTTATGCAACCAGGATTGTACCAGATTTTGATAGTGCAGTTCAAGTATTGTTGCATTGGAAAAAGTACTGGAATGGTGAGGGAGTACATGATACGAGGTAGAAAGAAATGGCAGTAAGTAAATCAATAGCAGTTTGGGCAAAGGATTTGTCAGTTAATGATAACGTAAAAACCACAATTATCCTGATACCTGATGAAGACAACGAGAGTTGTTCAGCGATAAGTGGATGGACCGTATGGAGCGGTCAAACGTTTTAGTAGGAGTTAGTGATTGTTAATGCGAGTAATTAAGCGTGATGGCAGGATTGTCAAATATAATCCTGATAAGATAGTTGTTGCTGTTACTAAAGCGATGAAGTCTATTAGTAAGGTAGATGAAGAAATTGCAAGAAATGTAGCTACCAATGTTACTGATAATCTTAATGGTAATAGAGAAATATCTGTAGAGGAAATTCAAGATAAGGTTGAGGATGCCCTTATTAAACTAGGTGATGCTCAACTAGCTAAAACCTATATTCTGTATAGGGCAAAAAGAGCTGAGGTTCGTGGGTTTAGAGAGTTCATAGGTATTGAAGACACACTAAAATTGGGAGTAAACGCTTTAGCCTTATTAGATAAAAGATACCTTAAAAGTTTCGATGGTAAAAAAGAGTCACCATCACAAATGTTCCGTAGAGTTGCAAATCATGTAGCCTCTGTAGAAAAGTCGTTTGGTGGTAGTCCTGATTACTGGGGTAAAATATTCTATAATCTGATGGCTAACCAGATGTTTTTGCCTAACACACCGTGCTTAGCTAATTCTGGTAACAAGGATTTAAATTACCTGTTTGCTTGTTACGCTTTTGAAGTTGGTGACTCGATGGAAGAAATATTGCAGACGGCTAAAGATTGTGGTATGGTTCAAAAAACAGGAGGTGGTGTTGGCTTAAATTTATCTAAATTGAGACCTTGTGGTGACAAGGTTAAAACAACAGAGGGTATTGCTAGTGGACCTATTGATTTTATGAGGATTTATGATACAGTTAGTGATGTCATTAAGCAGGGTGGTATTAGGCGTGGCGGTAATTTAGGGTTATTGCTAATTAGTCATCCAGACATAATCGAGTTCATTAAATGCAAGAATGACGAGACTAAATTAAATAATTTCAATATTTCAGTCGCTATCACGGACGAGTTTATGCGTTGTGTAAAGAACGATAGTGACTTTTCTTTAGTTAATCCTAAAGATAATGAAACCGTACAAAAGGTGAACTCTAGGCATCTGTTCCGATTTATTGCCGAATCTGCTTGGCGTAATGGAGAACCTGGTTTTGTTTTTTGGGACAAAATTGAACAAGATAACCCGACACCAAAACAAGGACATTTGATAAAGAATCTGTGTGGTGAACAGGATTTATTACCTTATGAAGCGTGTTGTTTGGGTTCTATAAATCTGGTAAAGTTCGTAGAGGATGGACAAATCGTGTATAACTCTTTAAGAAAAGTAGTCCATCATTCTGTCAGATTTCTTGATGATGTTATTGATGCTTCTAATTATCCGCTAGAAAATATACGTAATAAAGTATTGGCAAACAGAAAGATAGGTTTGGGCATTATGGGGTTTGCCAACGCATTACTACTCCTTGGTATACCATATGATTCTGAGGAAGCTGAAAGAGTAGCCGAAGAGTTGATGGATTTTGTTAATGTTGAAGCAAGAAAAGCTTCGTCACGTTTGGCTGAAGACCGAGGCGATTTTTTGGAAATTGGTGAGTCTATAGTACCATCACCGCAAAGGAATGCCTCTTTGACTACTATAGCACCTACAGGTAGTATAAGTATAATAGCAGAGACTTCTAGTGGTATAGAACCTATTTTCGCTGTCGTCTACCAAAAGACCAATATCTTGGAGAATAACACATTTTTTGAGGTTAATCCTATTTTTGAGAAAGTTGCTAAAAGAGAAGGATGGTATTCACAAGCATTAGTTAGTAAAATTATCAAGAATGGTGGTAGAGTAACGGGACTTCCCGAAGTACCAGAAAAATGGCAAAAAGTTTTTAGGACTGCGTTAGAAATCTCTCCTGAGTGGCATGTAAGGATGCAAGCCGCATTCCAACGTCATGTTAATAACGCAATATCGAAGACCATAAATCTATCATATGATGCTACAGTTGAAGATGTCGAGCGAGTTATCAAACTTGCTTATGACATGAACCTCAAAGGACTTACGGTGTTCCGTAACCAAAGTAGAGCAAAGCAGGTTCTTGAAACACTTTGTGTTGAGTGTGAAGACGATGTTTGTTCTATCCCTCAAGAAATGGTTTCCGAACTAGAACAGCAATAAGGAAACGTTCTTTACTGTGAGTAATATTTATTATGTGTAAGTTAGTTTGGAAATGGCATAAATGCCACTGGTGTTTGGGAAGTCAGTATAGAGATTTGGTGTATTATGAGTTATCAATGTGCGATATGTGAAGCTAGGTTGTATCGCCCCAATCGTTATTTTTGCTGGCACTGTTATGATTTGTATAGAGATGATATTCGTGAGAAGAAAGAATGGACTAAGTTTCTTGTTAGTGAAGAATCGAAAAGACGATATAGGGAAAAGAGCGACAGAAATAAATCCATCGTGTTTGTTTATCTAGGCGATAAATGGGACATTGATACGTTGGGAAATCTGGTTCGCAGAGAAGGTTATCATTATGGGCAGGAAAAGAAAAGGGCAAGAAGTTCAAGAGAAAATTGATAGGTACTTGGAAGAGTACGAACTTGATGAGTTGAATCAAGCCAATGATATGGCGGCTCTTGTGCAGATGTGCCAGATAGAAGTAAATATCGAACAGATTCAGAATGCTCTTGGTAAAATAAAAGACCCATTGGAAGAGTCTAAGAAAATAAGAGAACTTCAGAGTTCTTTGAGAGACGCTAATCAAAGTTGGGTGGCTTTACAAACAGAGCTTGGTATTAATAGGAAAAAGAGGCAGAGTGATAGTGACGAATCACCATTACAGTACGTTGAAAGACTTCAAGACCTTGGTAAGAAATTTTCTGATAGTAGGTTAGTTAAGTTTGTATGTCCCAAGTGTGGGCAGATTTTAGGTAAGTATATATTTTATATCACTGATAAAGGTGAAAAAGGTTCTATAGAAAGTGAAACTAAGCCAATTGAACCTTATAAGTTTACTGTTCGTCATGAGTGTTGGAAGTGCGGTGAGATGGCTGAAGTTTCTAACGAAGAGTTTGTGGTTGTTCAGAAATGAAAGAAAAAGTGTTATTGAGCGAGGGTGATTTAGCTGTATTGGAGGTTCTAGAAGACCCTGTTCTATTCAGTGAGTTTATCAGGAGTACTGATGAAGAGATTGAAATGGGAACGGGGTGGCATTACGATAACTACCAAAGGAAAATGTTAATTGATAGCTCACCATACATTAGCATAGCGACAGGCAGAACAACTGGTAAAACTGCTAGTATGGAAACAAAAATTATTCATACTGCGGTGTCGAACAAGTATAAAAAAGCAAGTGCTAATGAGATACTACTGGTAGTTCAAAATAAGTCGCAGTTAGAACCAGTATTTTTACGTTTGATAAATTTTTTTAGGAGACACCCGCTATTAAAGTACTTTGTTGATAGGTTTGGCGTCAACATGTCAAGTCATGAGATAAGGCTTCTTAATGGTGCTTTAATAAGATGTAGGATAGTTGGTTCTACAGCAGACAGTAATGTTATTGGTCTTCACGTACCGTGTATATATGTTGATGAGGGTCAGGTTTTTAACTATGTGGCATGGAACTCATTGATGCAATGCTTGACCACATGGGATGAAGGATTCAATTTGTGGGTAAGTGGTGTTCCTAATGGTCTTCGTGAGAAGAATGTACTTTACGAGTGTGACCAGGTTGATGAAAAGTTCTCACGTCACAATGTTTCTA